AAGTGAACTCGATAAAACAGGTCGTAGATGGATATCTTCACTAATAGTTTTCGGTAGGGAAAAACAGCTGGTGCCATTTAACGCCGCAAAAAGAAAGAAGATACCTGACCGTGATGAATGGCAAGATTATGAGTGGGAAGTAAAAGATAAACTGATGAAAAAATATGGTGGTGGTGCAGATAATATCAAAGAATATGAAGCGGAAGTTAAAAAAGTATTAAATAAAAGGGCAAATGAAATAATTACTGCCTATATTACTTTGTCAAATAATTTGTTGAAAAAACATAAAAAATTAGTAAAGAAAAATCTTTCAACACCATCCAGAAAAGGTTCTTCTTGGTGGAATGAAATTTTGATATATAATGCAAAGATTAAAGAAATATTTGTAATGAGTAGAGCATCTAAAAAAGATTTGGAGTGGGGGGATAGCAAACAAAAAGCCAGTCTTGAAAAACTTATTTCGACTGCAACAGGTGATAACCCAATCACTATTGGAACTCCAGCAAAATATCGTAAGTGGTATACGGATAGAAAAGGAAAGCTTGATGTTTATTAAGGAGTGGAATAAATTATTATGAGAACTCAATTTATGGTTGGAGAATATTATGACTAAAACACAATTGTTGTGTACTTTCACCCGTAGAAACAGACTACACGACACAGTTGATGTAATTATTGAGTGTAATGAAATAGTATTTAGCAAAATTTATGTGTTTCAAAATGAAAAAGATTATCATCAGTTAATTTGCACATACAATATAGAGTATTCAGATGATTTCATGGAAAATGTTAAAGATACAATTTCTCTACATAGGAAGAAACAGACAAATACTCTTTATACAATAAATGCACTTAATGAAGTTATCAGATCACTAAACGAAGGTATTCTTGACAAGACATTTTCAGTACCCTGGGAAGAATATAAAAATTCATTACTTCTCACAAATGAAGATGGATTAAATATAATACCGACAAGAATTTATTCAATAATAGATGTTAATACGTGGGATAGAAATTTAGAGGGAAATTAATAGTGGAAACTTTAGCTAAGTTGGTTGCTTTAATTTTGGGTTTGATGGGATTGAGTTCTAAAGCAACATCAATAAAAAAATCCAAAGTTAAGAAAATAGATGTTAAGAAAGAAGAACTTGAGAAACAAGTTAAAAAGGTTGATAAGGAACTGAAACGGGTTAAGAAAGCACAAGCTAAAGCTAAGAACCCTATTAAGAGAAAGAAGATAAAAGACGCTGCTAAGTTTTTGAAGGATTTTGCGAAGAAGAAATGAAGAAACTAATAATTGTTTTAATATTATCATTTGGGTTTTCCCAAACAACTTTAACTAAAGAACAGGCGGATGAACTTGCCAAAAATATACAAGAATTACAAGTTAGAGCCGATTCTCTATCTATTTCAGATAGCTTAAAAACTTTAGAAATAGATTTACTTAATCAGAAGGTTGCATCGTTAGAAGAAGATTTAACTATTACAGAAAAGAAAGCTAAGTTAGTTAAGGCAAGTTGGTATGAGAACAAATGGTTATATTTTGGATACGGGGGAATTTTATCATACGCCTTAGTAACAGCTTTAAATGCACTGGACAACTTTTTTTAATGATTAAAAAAAAATCACGTTTTGGCGTTTTTGGTTTATATATATAATATCAGTCTATAGTAATAGACAACAGTTTTTTGACATTTGAAATTGGCAAAGCAGAAAGGCCGTACACCTTTCTGTGGGGTTGACTGAACAACAGGTTTTGATAAAGGCTTGTAATGTATCCCAATCCTCTATGGTAGAGAATCAGCACCTAAATGTTGGTGTTTTTAGGATGACAGTCCGTGCGGGAGTTTGAGTCAACACTACTTGAGAAAGTAAACCAACTTTTTCGCTTCATTGGGAGTACCCGAAAGGAAATCTCCCTGAGAACTGGCTGAATAAATCTTCTTTGAGGATTAAAGCAATCGGTTAGAAATTGTATTCGCCTCAACGATGTTTAATAGCATTGAGAGAGAATCGAAGTAACTTTCGGAAACGAGATATGAAGTAATCTATCAAAGTGGCTCAATGTGAAATGGTATTTTCACACCCCCAAAAATTTCAAAATTTTAAAGTAGTTCGTTATTTTCAGTCTCCACCATACCACCAGACGTGAAAACGATGAGCTACTTTTTTTTTACAAAAAAACTTGGATGGTTTTAGAATCTGGCTGATATATATTACAGAATGATGGTTACATCATTACTAATTAATAAATGAAATGTATAGGAGAATAAAAAATGGATATTGATGCAATTCGTAAGAAATTAGAACAACTTCAAACAACAAACACCAGAACAACAAATCTTTGGAAACCACAGCCTGGTAAAACTCAAATAAGGATAGTACCTTATAAGTACAATAAATCAATTCCGTTCATTGAGTTATTTTTTCATTATGACTTGGGCGGAAAGAGTTATTTGTCACCTATCAGTTTTGGTCGTCCAGACCCGATTGAAGAGTTCGCAGATAAACTAAAATCTTCCGGAAATAGGGAAGATTGGAGACTTGGTAAAAAGTTAGAAGCCAAGATGAGAACTTTTGCTCCCGTTGTAGTAAAAAGCGAAGAAGGAGAGGGTGTTAAATTCTGGGGTTTTGGTAAGACAGTTTATCAAGAACTTTTAAGTATTATAGCAGACCCTGATTATGGTGATATTAGTGATCCCGTAAATGGTCGTGATGTAGTAGTAGAGTTCAAGACAGCTGAAGAAGTTGGATCTTCATTTCCAAAAACAAATATTCGTGTAAAACCAAATCAAACTCCTGTAACTGAAAATAAGGCAGTATTTGAAAGTATTCTTGAAAATCAAAAGAACATCACAGAAATCTATCAGGAACAGTCTTATGATGAACTTGCAGAAGTTTTACAAAATTGGTTAAGTCCCTCTGATGACGAGACAACTACAAAAGAAAGTGATTCAGCTACAGAAGCCACTTTGGAACAGACAACAACTGTAACAAATGCATCTGAAGCATTTGATGAATTATTTAATAAGTAGGGGGAGTGTAATATGTCAGTCAGAGATGAATTGGCAGATGTTCTCGCTGAAAAGTTAAATAACCAATTCAAAGATTATAAGGTAGCTTATTTTCTAGACGGCTCAGACCCGACTCCAACAGACATTAAGGAATTTGTATCTACAGGTTCTACTGTGTTGGATTTGGCTATTTCAAACAAACCTAACGGTGGAGTTGCAGTTGGCCGAATTACTGAAATCAATGGATTGGAGTCAAGTGGTAAATCTTTGCTCGGTTCTCATATTTTAGCTGAAACACAGAGAAAAGGTGGAGTTGCTGTTTATATTGACACAGAAACTTCCGTCAGTAGAGAATTTCTCGAAGCAATTGGAATCGAAATTCAGAACTTATTGTATCTTCATTTGGAAACAGTTGAAGATGTATTTGAGGCTATTGTAGAAATAGTTGCAAAAGTTCGTGAGTCAGATAAAGATAGACTTGTAACAATTTTGGTTGACAGTTTAGCAGGAGCTTCTACAAAAGGTGAATTAGACGGCGATTTTGATAAAGAAGGTTGGGCGACTGATAAAGCTATTATCACAAGTAAAGCTATGAGAAAGATTACTCAGATGATAGGAAAACAGAGAGTTGCCCTTATCTTTACAAATCAACTCAGAACCAGACTTGGAGTAATGTTTGGTGATCCTTGGACAACAAGTGGTGGTAAGGCATTACCATTTCACGCTTCCACTCGTATCAGATTAAAAAATCTCGGTCAAATTAAAGATGTTAAAAAGAATACTATTGGTATGAAAATGAAAGCTCAAGTCATTAAAAATAGACTTGGACCCCCAATGAGACATGCCGATTTCAATCTTTACTTTGAAAGTGGACTAGATAATGATGGAAGTTGGTTACAGGTGTTAAAAGACCATAAATTAGTGAAACAAAGTGGAGCATGGTATTCTATGGAAAACCATGAAGGAGAAGAATTAAAGTTTCAGTCTAAGGATTGGTCAGAACAGCTGGAAGACGAGGGATTTAAATCTCATTGTTATGATTTGATTTGCGACAAAGCAATTTTGAAATATGACAAGAACTTTGGAATTGACGAAATTACAATCTCAGAGGAGTCTGATGAGTAATGAACGATATTTATCTATTCTTGAAGAAATAAAGAAACACGGCGGCGATGTAGATGTAGGCAAGCCAAATGATAAGGTATTGATAATAGATGGCCTGAATACTTTTATACGAGTATTCAGTGTTATACCAACTACCAATGATGATGGAGTTCATGTTGGTGGAATAGTTGGTTTTCTTAAATCAATCGGTTACTCTATAAAGATGCTTGGACCCACCCGTTGTATTGTTATTTTTGACGGTAAAGGTGGTTCTACTCGTCGCCGAAAAATTTATCCAGAATATAAGCAAAAACGAAAAACTAAAGTTCGTTTGAATAGATCATATGATTTTAGTTCTATGGAAGACGAACGCCATTCTATGTTAATGCAGTTGAGTAGATGTGTGGAATACCTTGAAAAATTGCCTCTAACAGTCTTGTCGGTAGACAGCGTAGAAGCTGACGATGTTATTGCGTATATTACAGAACAAGTGCTCACAGAGAGTAAGGTTACAATAATGTCTACCGATAAAGATTTTTTACAACTCGTTGATGATCGAGTTTCAGTTTGGAGTCCAACCAAGAAAAAGTTATATACTCCAGAAAGTGTAAAAGAAGAATACGAAATTGCATCGTCTAATTTTATTATGTATAGAGTTTTAGATGGTGATAAGTCGGATAATATTTCTGGGATAAAGGGATTTGGATTAAAAACCATTATTAAAAAATTTCCACTTCTTTTAGAAAACAAAGAGATAGATATAGATGAGTTAAAAGATTATGCAAGAAATAACGAGGTTGTACTTGAAGACGATGTTATAAATAGAAATTATAAATTAATGCAACTGAAAGAAGTTGATATATCAGCCAATGCAAAACTAAAAATTAGCACAAATGTTAATAAATCAATACCACCAACTGCCAAGATGCAATTTGAAAAAATGTTTATCGAGGATAGATTATTTTCTACATTTCCAAATCTTAATAGTTGGTTATTGACAACTTGGACTCAGTTGAATAGATACGCTGAAATGACAAATGGGTAGAAAACGAAAATATTTTACAGAAGAAGAACAACAAGATGCTCAAAGGAGATGGCAGATGGAGCATTATGAACGCAACAAAGAAAAAATTCTGAGGAAAGCCCGAGACCGATATAGACAGAGGAAGTTGAAGGAGACACGGGAAAAAAATAGAAAAGAATTATATGGAGAGTAAATTTATACTATGAGTGAGAATTTAACTAGCTTTGGTCCTACTTTTCAAATGAAAGTTATAGCTTCTCTATTAGAAGATCCTGTTTTTACACAAACAGTATTAGATATTTTAAAGCCAATATACTTTGAGTCAGATGCCAATAGATGGATAGTAGATACAATCGTTTCGTATTTTATGGAATATAAAACCAATGCTACATTGGAAGTATTGAAAGTTAAGATAGATGAAATTGAAAATGATATATTGAAAGCGGGAGTTGTAGAAAATCTGAAGGAAGCTTGGCGAAATATTGAATCTCCTGACTTAGAGTTCATAAAAGAAGAAACTCTCAATTTTTGTAAGAACCAGGTCTTGAAAAATGCCATTGTACAGTCAGTTGACTTATTGGAAATTAAGGATTATGATGGAATCAAAAAATTGATAGATGACGCGATGAGATCTGGTGCAGAAAGAAATTTAGGACACGATTATATTATTGGAATAGAAGAAAGACTTACTAAAAATGCAAGGGAAACTATAAAGTCGCCGTGGGATGTTGTAAATGAAATTATGGATGGTGGATTAGGTACAGGAGAATTGGGAGTTATTGTTGCACCAGCGGGAATTGGTAAAACTTGGTGTTTACAGTCTATTGCGGCAGGGGCAGTTAGAGATGGATTGTCAGTAATCCATTATACATTAGAATTGAATCAGGCTTATGTTGGATTACGATATGATACTGTTTTTAGTGGAGTTACTACTACTAATATAAAATTTCATAAAGAAAAAGTTGAAAAAATAATAAGTGAGTTGGAAGGAAAATTGTTAATAAAATATTATCCAACAAAATCAGCTTCAGTTCAGACTCTTTCATCTCATCTTAAACAATCAGAAATACAAGGAATTAAACCTGATTTAGTAATAGTAGATTATGCAGATATTTTGGTTGGAGTGGGAAGTGAAAGGAGATTTGTTTTAGAAAATGTATATGAGGAGTTAAGAGGACTGGCTGGTGAGTTTGACGTTCCAATTTGGACAGCATCACAAGCCAACAGAAGTGCACTTGAGGAACATATTATAGATGCAACAAAAGTTGCTGAGGCTTACGCAAAAGTTATGATTGCAGATTTTGTAATGAGTATGAGTAGGAAAGTTGAAGATAAAATTTCGAATACAGGCAGGTTTCATGTGATTAAAAATCGGTTTGGACCAGATGGAATTACATTTCCATCTACAGTTAATACTAATATAGGTAATATTCAAGTTTATGAAGAGACTACTAAAGGTGGAAAGATAGCACAAGGTAAAATGGACAATTCAAAAGAATATGAAAGAAAAATGTTATCAAAAAAATATGATGATATGAATAAAGTTGATGGATTTGAGTAATAGAATGCAATATATATTATACTTATGGATGTATTGGAATGAATGTTGTACTAAAATTAATTTTATTTGAAGAGGGATAGTTTATATGGAAAAATTCAAGTTATCAGATAATTTCATAGATAAATACAAGCGAAAAAGACCCCCATTTGGATTTAACGGACTCGGAGAATTAGTTTATATGAGAACTTATTCTCGCATCAAGGAAGATGGAAAAAACGAGCAATGGTGGGAAACTGTTCAAAGGGTTGTAGAGGGCACTTACTCAATGCAAATGAATTGGATTGATTCTCATCAACTTGGTTGGAATCCTTGGCAAGCACAGCGGTCAGCTCAAGAAATGTATGATAAGATATTCAATATGAAGTTTTTACCACCCGGCCGAGGTCTTTGGGCAATGGGAACTCCACTTACAGAAGAAAAAGGTCTTTATGCAGCACTGAACAATTGTGCATTTGTATCCACATCTACTATTAAAGACGATTATGCAAAACCATTTTGTTTTTTGATGGACGCATCAATGTTGGGGGTAGGAGTTGGGTTTGATACAAAAGGTGCAAATCAAATCCTAATTAAAGGCCCCAATAAAAATAGAAATTCAGAATTATATGTAATTCCAGACACTCGGGAGGGTTGGATAGAATCTTTAAGGTTATTGTTAGAGAGTTATTTTCATGGAACATCACCTATAAAGTTTAATTATAATAAAATAAGAAAAGAGGGAGAACCAATTAAAGGTTTTGGTGGGCTTTCAAGTGGCCACAAACCATTAGAAGAGTCACACACAGGTATAAGAAAGGTTCTTGATGAAAACGTTGGATCTCCAATTAGTTCTACGGTTATTGTTGATATTATGAATCTTGTAGGTAAATGTGTAGTTGCGGGCAATGTTCGTAGAACAGCAGAGATTGTATTTGGTGATCCAAGTGATGAAGAGTATCTAAATCTCAAAAACTATAAAAAGAATCCACATAGAGAACAATATGGTTGGACTTCTAATAATTCAGTATTTGCAGAACTTGGAATGGATTATACAGAGTCTTGTAAAAGAATTACAGACAACGGTGAACCTGGGTTTGCATGGTTAGAAAATATGAGAAGTTATGGTAGAATGTGTGATGAACCAAATGGTTATGATACACGAGCAGCAGGTGGCAATCCGTGTTTAGAACAGACATTAGAGTCATATGAGTTATGTTGTCTTGTAGAA